GGGATGCTGTCAAGTTACTTGATGACAGCGACATCGATCTAGCGGATGACTTCAAAGATGCTGCTTCTGCTTAACATTCAAGACTATCTTGCAAAAGCAAGCCGGGGGGAACTCAGTGTCCCCCCTTCTCATCTTGACCAGTTTCTTAACGATTGTAAAGTTGCCGTGTCTCGTCAATTACAGCGAGAAGCACGGGACTTTCGTATTCGGATGTCTGGTATTGGTCGCCCTGTCTGTCAACAGTTGATGGAGCGAGAAGGTTACACAGAGGAAGTTGACTACAACTCTGTGCTTCGTTTTCTTTTTGGGGATGTCACGGAAGCAATCTTGATGCTCGTTCTGCGAGAGTCAGGTTGCAACATTGTTGATTTCCAAAAGGATGTCGAACTGAAGATTGGCGATGAAACAATCAACGGCACACTTGACTTAATTCTTGAAGACGAAATGGGTGTCAAGAAGGTTTGGGATATCAAATCTGCAAGTGACTGGTCATTCAAGTATAAGTTTAAGGCTGGATATGAGAAGATGAAAGAGGATGATCTGTTCGGATATCTGATGCAGGGTCATCTTTATTCTGAGGCTCTAGGGATGCCGTTTGGTGGTTGGATAGTCATCAACAAGTCAAGTGGCGAAGTAGCCGTTGTGGACGCTCCTGAGTGGCAAGAAGAGGACAGAAAATTCTACCTCAAGGATGCACAGGTTCGCGTCAAGCAACTTGTCAATCCCGACACAAAGGTTACTAAGTTTAAGTCAGAGATAGAAACGTACAAGGAAGACGGGGTTGTTACTCCGACAGGCAACAAGATACTTGCCAAACCTTGTACCTTCTGTGGCTTTCGAAAGCACTGTTGGCCTAAAGCCAAACTTCATCCGAAGGTAACATCTCGTGCAAAGGTACGCCCTGAGATCTGGTATGAGGTCGTAAAAAAGGCGGAAATTTGAGATGCCAATTCTTTCGGTAAAAAACTACGACGTGTCGCTTGTTAACCTCAACGAAACAGTTTGCCACGTGTTTGTTAATGCGGCGGTAGATCATGGGGGTGAGCGACACGTTGTTCAACTACGACAGCACGAGCGGGGTCTTCCGCTCACGCTACGGGAAAACTATTCTTCTAACGGGACTTTGCTTCAATCAACCGAAGCAAGAGACGTTCCGCGACTGGAAGCTGAATTTCAACAAATATCAAAGCATCTTATGGCTGGTAACATTGTATGTGTCCCGATATACCCTTTGACAGACGAACTACTCAATCTCGAAAAACATTCCCCAAAGATGGCAGGATATCTAAGAAAACGACTAGAGGGATTACAGATAAAGTCCCTTTTGGAAAGTATCGGAAGATGAAAAATCGCGCAGGTTATCGATCAGGGTTTGAGTTAAAACTCGCTCAAACGTTGGTTGAAAACAAGATCAACTTCACCTACGAAGAAACACGGATACCTTACATTCCCAAAACTCGAACGTACACTCCTGACTTTTACCTTGTTGATTCGGACATATACATCGAAGCCAAAGGTAATCTAACAAAAGATGATAGGGTGAAGATGGTTCTTGTCAAGCAACAGCATCCGGAGTATGACATTCGGATTGTATTCATGAATGCCCGTAACAAGATATACAAAGGCAGTAAGACAACGTATTCCGATTGGGCAGAGCGATACGGATTTTTGTGGGCAGAAGGTAGCATACCAAAGGAGTGGTTAAATGAGCGACGACGGTGATCTATTTGATAAGATAGCGCAGATGAACCGGATGATGGAGACCGCTTCTCTTCTTCCGGATCGTCAGTATATTATATTTAATGCAGTGGATGAAGATAACGTTTCTATGTCGGTGTATGACACAACAGACATCAACCCCGACGACACAGAACCAACAGCATCAGATCTTTTATTATATGGTGTGCTAGAAATGCTTGAAACTCGTATGGATGATGTGCTAGAGTTAGGTATCGCAAGGTTGGAAATGATCCGATCCGAATCACAACAGCCTCGCATCGGAACAACAAGTCTAGGTGATAATGTTGTTAAAGTAGATTTTGGAAAGAAGCATTAAGATGACAGACTACAAGCGTATTATGGAAGAGATTGAGCAACGAGGCAAGGAAGCCTACGGTAATGTGGATATGGTTAACAACCCGCCCCACTACAATCAAGCAGGTATTGAATGCCTCGATGCTATTCGCGCCGCAACCCTTGAAGGTTACGAGTATTACCTTCAGGGGAACATACTCAAGTACCTGTGGCGGTATCGCTACAAGAATGGTGTGGAAGACCTGAACAAAGCTAAGTTCTATCTCGAACGGCTTATCGATGAGGTGGAGTGATGAAATGCTGGCATTGTAATGGAGAACTGATTTGGTGTGCTGACCACGACGTAGACCACGAGTTCACGAACTACGCTATGTTGACAGAGTTACACTGTCCCAAGTGCAAAAGTGATTACGAGATTTACTACCCAAAGAAGGATGAGGACAGTGACAGAATACATCTGTAAGCATTGTCGTAACATCCAGTATGTAAGTAAAAGGATGTTCGAATACGCCCACAGGGTTTTGTGTCGCGTGTGTTCGAACGAGATAAACCAACAAGACACGCAGGAGAAAAAAGATGTCTAATACGCTACCTACCCCCTACCAACAATTCATTCACAAATCACGCTACGCTCGTTGGCTAGATGAGGAGTCCCGCCGTGAAGATTGGCACGAGACTGTCGAACGCTATGTTGACTACATGGTCAATCACGTTCGTGAAAAGAATGCGTATGAGATGCCTGACCAGTTACGCCGCGAACTCACACAGGCTATTATCAACCTAGATGTCATGCCTTCTATGAGGGCTATGATGACCGCAGGGCCAGCCTTAGCTCGTGATAATATCTGTGGGTACAACTGTTCGTACATCCCCGTAGACAGCCCTCGTTCGTTCGATGAGGCCATGTATATTTTGATGTGTGGCACAGGGGTAGGTTTTAGTGTTGAGCGTGAGAACGTCGATAAGTTGCCTGTCATCAGTGAGAACTTCAGCAAGTCAGATATTGTTATCAATGTTGCCGACAGCAAGATTGGGTGGGCAAAGGCATTTCGCGAACTGGTTGCGCTTCTCTACGCAGGTACGATACCTTCGTGGGATGTCAGTGGAATTCGTCCTGCAGGTTCGCGGCTGAAGACTATGGGTGGACGAGCATCCGGACCACAACCATTGGTTGACCTGTTTAACTTTGCTGTTGGGATGTTCAAAAAGGCGGCAGGACGTCGCCTCTATCCTATCGAAGCCCACGACTTGATGTGTAAGGTTGGTGAGGTTGTCGTCGTCGGTGGAGTTCGCCGCTCTGCTTTGATATCCCTGTCAAACCTTAACGATGACCAGATGGCACACGCCAAAGCAGGTATGTGGTGGGAGAACGAGGGGCAACGTGCGTTGGCAAACAACTCTGTTGCCTACAAATCTAAGCCTGAGATTGGAACGTTCATGCGTGAGTGGGTGTCCCTTTACGACAGTAAGTCTGGTGAGCGAGGCATGTTCAATCGTGAAGCGGCAGACAAGCAAGTTGCTCGTAACGGGCGTCGGGAAACAGGACACGCTTGGGGTACGAACCCCTGCTCCGAAATCATTCTTCGCCCCTACCAATTCTGCAACCTGTCAGAGGTTGTGGTTCGCTCACACGATACCCTGAATGATCTGAAGCGGAAGGTTCGCCTCGCAACCATCTTGGGAACCTTACAATCAACCTTGACCGATTTCAAATACTTGAGGAAGATATGGAAAGACAACACAGAAGAAGAACGCTTGTTGGGCGTGTCCTTGACTGGTATCATGGACCACAACGTTCTAGCCGGAATGACAGACAGTCGCACGTGGCTCACCGAAATGAAGCAGATAGCCATCGACACAAACTTGGAGCTTGCCCAGACGCTTGGAATCCCACAGAGCAGTGCAATCACCTGTGTAAAGCCATCGGGTACTGTATCACAACTGGTAGACAGTGCAAGTGGGATTCACGCTAGGCACAACGACTACTACATCCGTACAGTTCGCGGTGACAACAAAGACCCATTAACCCAGTTCCTTATTAACGAGGGTGTCCACAACGAACGGGATGTGATGAAGCCAGATGCGACAACGGTATTCTCATTCGCGATGAAGAGTCCGGACAACGCTGTCCTTCGTGATGACAGGACTGCTATCGAACAATTAGAGTTGTGGAAGCTCTACGCGAACTATTGGTGCGAACACAAACCATCAATCACCGTGTCCGTAAAGGAACACGAGTGGATGGAAGTCGGGGCGTGGGTCTATGACAACTTCGATGTGTCCTCTGGTGTGTCGTTCCTTCCGTTCAGTGACCACACCTATCAACAAGCCCCCTATCAGGATATCGAACCGGAAGACTACCACGATTGGCAGAAGTCTTACGAACACGTGGTCTTGGATTGGAAAAAGTTGACTGACTTTGAGAAGGAAGATAACACCAGTGGTTCACGGGAGTTGGCTTGCACAGCAGGTGTCTGTGAAGTTGTTGACTTGACAGCCGCATGAGGAGTTGACAATGGTAGGCACGATTGATATACAAGATTACATTGAACATGAGGATGGCAGTGCTACCCTCACGTTTGATTGCGACGTCAAGACACGGGAACTTCTTGTTGGTCTAGGTCTCGCGTCCCTTCTTGAGAAGGCAGTAAACGAAAAGGACGGATATGCCGTATCCGACCCTGACCAACTGGAGTTTGATTTTGATGATAGAGGTTAAGTTAACAAAGGACATTATGGATCGTGCCAAAAAGAAAGCTGCCTCAGTTGGTATCCTACCGGGCAGCATAACAGGTGGCTTGAGTAATGTTGTTGGAGCAATAGGTGAAGTGATTGTTGGCGACGTGCTAGATGCAGAGCATGTTAACACCATCCACTACGATCTTGTAAAGAACGGTAACCGCATTGATGTCAAAACAAAGCGTTGCAACACCAAACCCTTTCCCAACTACGACTGCAGTGTTGCGGCACACGGATCAAGCCAAGACTGTGACACCTACGTATTTGTTCGTGTCAAGATTGATATGACACGGGCTTGGATACTTGGTGGGATATCAAAGGGCAGATTTTTGCAACAGGCTACACGCTATTCGAAAGGTGATGTTGACCCCAGCAATGGGTTTGTATTCAGAGCGGATTGTTACAACATTCCCATTTCAAAACTTGAGGACATCCATGTCAAAGAAACTAGCCAAATGTACGCTGTTTGATCTGCATTTCTTTCTTAGTGAAAAAGGACAAATCGAAATTGAAATGTCCAGCGTTGATCCGGATGTTTTTAGAGATGCAATGGAAAATGGGTTCCCCGAATACGAAGGAACCCACAAGATATCCAGTCTGTTACGTTACCTCAATTCGATGGGTAACGAAATACGAGAAACTTCGAAACGATATATCTAACGCTTCTTCTTTTTAGCCATGCCGCCGTACATCATGCCCGTTCCGGTGCGAGGCATTGACATAGCAGTGTTCATCATCATATCCTGTTGACGCTTATCTTGTGCCATCTGGTCAGGGGACGCAGACATCATTCCACCCATCTGGGCTTTCTTGCGAGGCTTGGCACTTTTAGCCATGCCACCGTACATCATTGGTTTGCGACGAGCTGCGCCACCATACATCATTCCCTTGCGGGGTCCGTTATTGTAAGTTTTCATCGTGTTAAGTTCCTTATGTCTAGGCTGGGGATGTAAAGTCCATTTTCACCACGTGGCAGAA